CCCTTGGAGATGAACACCGATACTATCGAGGTTCCCGGTGTCAGAGCCTCTTCCGTTTCGACTTCCTGCGTTGCCACTTGGGCCATCGTCAGGTTCCTTCTGTTCCGCAATCAATCCAGCTTGCGGTGTGCTGGGCAATTCGCCAAAAGCGCTTAGCTCATGTATAATTTGCTCGTTTTCGGCGATTGTTCGGTTGATTTGATTTCGCGCGGTGCGGGAGCATTGGCTTAACCTTCCCAATTCCCCAACCGTACGATTATACGCCTTTCGCTTCTCGATTTCCTTTAGCATTTTCTCACCCAAATAGTTAGGGGAGCATTCGCGCTCCCCCGCTCCGTTAAACCTTAGCGATGACTTGATACCCAACGCTAAGCAATCCCGCCTTAAACCATTCCCGATCTTCCGCAGATAAGGCTTTTAATTCCGCGAAAAACGCCGTCATGTTTTGGCCAGGAAGGAAGCCGAAATAATCCTTCATCGCCTCGACATAGCTCATTTGCTTAATTGGCATTACCATTAGTTCACCCATTCCCTTTTGACTTGTGCAGCTTGCCGAATGCACGAGCAGAATAGCTCCGCCTCGTGCATTGGATCAGGCGACAAGGCGATAATGGTTGACGCAACCATTCCGCAAGCACCCAATGCCGTTTTGCCATCCACAGACGTTTCGTTATCTGGGGTTAGCGCGTTCATCAATAGCTGATAGATAGTCAAGATATCGTTCGCCATTGTTCTCACCCTTATGGTTCGAGGAATTCCCTAGCGTACTCCCTGAATGTGTCCCCAATAAGACGTTTTTAAGGTCTTTTCGTGACTTTTTTGTGGCTTTTTTGTGGCGGTGCTAAATCTCGTCAATCACGCTTAGCACCGCTAAGGTGAACCCGAACGCGATTGCAACGCCAATCACAAGCCAAATAACCTCTATCATCTCCGTTCTCCTTCTCCGTGCTTGGTTCTAAATGGTGGACTGCGACATTTTGTCGCACCTGTTTTAATCGCCCAAAATCGCTCGCCGGTGCCTGTTTGGGCGACCCGCTACCCACCTAGCAGCTTGTCGCCAATCCCGCACCGGCGAGCTTCCCTGAGCGATTGCGGGGCATTTGCGCCCCGCTCTCTCGCCTATCGCCGATACCCGCTCGCGTCGCGATCCCTCGCCCAATCCGTCAGGCTTGGCTTTGCCTTTGGCCGCTGCAATCCCCCGAACCCGGAAGCTTGCGAGCTTTTGGGCGTATCAATCGCCATGCCCACAGTTCCCTGCCCGATGCGAGCATAGGAGAATTTGAACACATCGCCCTCTTTCGCAACGCCGCTATTCAGCGCGACGTCACCCAACGCCATTTCCAACGCGAGCTTTGCGTTGATGAAAGCATCCCAGAGATTATCAAGGCCGTTTTCCACTGCATCGTTCCGCGAGATATTCGACCAATTTAGATCACTTTGCCCTTTTGGCATTTTAGTCTCCATTGCCGCTATTTGCGGCCTTTTCACATAGCTTCGCCAACGCCGCACCATTGCAGCGCCCGAGCTATGCAGGCGGAAATCCCGTACAAAGCGCGCCAGCTTAAAGCCGCAAACACGCTGGCACAAGGCCAGTTCCCGCGTCCGCTGCAACAAGCGCGCCCCATCGTGGGCCGCCGACCTCGCTAATGTGCGCCCCGAATGTGGCGAATTTGTGCCTTAGTTGTGTCCGCAATAAGGTCATTTCAAGGTCATTTCGAGACAATGGAACTTTGCGGTCTATGCGTTTTGAACATGTTCCGATCGCTAAGTTATGCGCTGTGCGCAGAGGTGTTGCTTAACCCGTTGATTTCCTTGAGCTTTTTGCCCCGACGCTACCTGCTCTGCCACCCCCACCCCCAAAACTCGGGCTCGCGCGCGCCCCAATGCCCCCGCGCATATTTTATAAAATTTTGAAACAGCCATATCTACGTCCTTATCCCTTTTGCTTTTGGGCTTGGGGTGGCGCGTTTTTTAGTTGACATTGGGGGCAAAACGTGATAAGCTAGGAAACATAATGGAGGATTTTGTCAGACTCAGAGAGATCCTGACGCCGGTAGGGGTGTATGCACTGCTATGGCAGGGGACGATTATCTACGTTGGGAAGAGTACTAACCTTTTGGCGAGGTTGTCAATGCATTATACGAAAATGCAGCGGCATTTAAAAGGTCTTCCGCCTTATGAAGGCCACCACGCCCCGCCAATAGTTTTCGACGATGTTTGGGTGAAATGGCTTCCTTGCGACAAACACGATCGGGAAGAGGTGAGGTTAATACAGAAATACCAGCCGAGATATAACGTTGCGTACAATAGGCCGAAGGTAGACCTTTCGCATATCCCCGCGTTCCAAGAGCTATTGGCAAAGGCGCGAAAGCATCCGTCGGTTATGCGCCGAACGATTAGACCCACCCCCGCGCCCGCGATCCAAGCGTATAAAAACGGAAGGGCCCGAAGGTTAGTGGTTATAAGATGAACAAGCTCCAAAAGCCTTCACCTGCTTTCGTCCGCTTTCGCGAATCGCACCACGCGGTTGCGCGATGGTTTGCGTCCGGCGCGACTATCTCGAAGGTCGCGCACGACACCGGCTACACTCGCCGAAGGCTTCACATCCTTCTTCAAGACCCAAGCTTTCAGGAGCTCATCGCCGAGTACGCAAAAACCCTCGGCGAGAAGATCGAAGAGGCCCAAGACCAGTTCGCGGACATGGCGGTAAGTAACCTCATCCGCGCGGAAGCCCAAGTCCAAGAACATCTCGACGCCGCGGAAGAAAACGACGAGCTTCTCCCCATGCGCGAACTTCTCGCGATCGTTAAAGACCGTGCTGATCGCTTCGGCTACTCCGCAAAACGTGTTATCCAACACGACCATTCCTTCGCCACGAAGCTCGATCGAGCAATCGAAGCCAGTAATAAAGCGAAAGTAATAGAGCACCAGCCGTCAACTCCAGCGTTTAATTCTCCCGTCCCTTCGCGGAACACGGTTGGTGCTCGCCTAATAGAGAGTCAGTTGGCCGCGGCACCTCCAGAGGTTAGTGCGCCAATTGCTTCTCCGGCGCGACCCACAGGTACTGGCTTCCCGAAGGTCGCGCCGTCATTCGTAAAAGTGCTGCGTAGAGAAGTCCGCGCAGCTTGAGGTAACGGAGAAGGGCCATGGCGGAGAATGGAGGGCCCATGGCGGAGAGGCTATGGCGGATCTAGTCGGTTGGCTAGCATCTGTTAGCAACGACCCATTAGCGTTCGTAATGGGCGCCTTTCCTTGGGGAGAACCCACCACTCGCCTTGAAAGGTTTAAGGGCCCCGAACCTTGGCAAGCTACCCTCCTCTCCCGCATCCGCGATGGCCTCCCACTCAATCGGGCCATTCAAGAAGCGGCTGCGTCAGGCCACGGGGTTGGGAAATCCGCCCTCGTGGCCTGGATTATCATCTGGTCCATCTCCACAAAACCCGACACTCGCGGAGTCGTAACCGCCAATACCGAAACCCAACTAAAAACCAAAACCTGGGCCGAACTCGGCAAATGGTTTCATATGTTTATCGGCCGCGAAGAGTTTAAGCTCACCGCAACGGCGATCTTCCATGACAGCGAAGAACACGAACGAACCTGGCGAGTTGATATGGTCCCTTGGTCCGAGCGTAACACTGAAGCCTTTGCAGGACTACATAATCAGGGACGACGGATCATTGTTATATTCGATGAAGCTAGTGCCATTCCTGACGTTATTTGGGAAACGACTGAGGGTGCCCTTACCGACAAAGATACTCAAATCATTTGGTGTGTCTTTGGAAATCCAACTAGAAACATCGGACGATTTAAGGAATGCTTTGCAGGCGGACTCTTCTCCGAATACTGGCACCCAACCCAAGTAGACTCCCGTTCAATTTCCTTCACCGACAAGGAGCAAATCTCCCGTTGGATCAAAGCCTACGGCGAAGACTCTGACTTCTGCCGCATCCGCATCTACGGAATGTTTCCTCGTGTTGGTGAAATGGAGTTCTTTAATGCCCAAGACGTTGAAGAAGCAATGCAACGGGACGCCATCACCGGCATTCAAGACCCCTTGGCCCTCGGGGTTGACGTGGCTAGGTATGGGAAGAATTCCTCCGTCATCTTTCCTCGGAAGGGCCGTGATGCCAAGTCCTACGAACGCTGGCGATTCCAGGGACTATCCACTACCCAACTTGCGGACAAAGTCTTTGAAGCACATCTTCATTTCCATTCTGACGGGATTATGGTTGACGGCGGTGGTGTTGGGGGTGGCGTGGTGGATAACATCCGTCAAAAGCAACTCTTCTGCTACGAAGTACAGTTCGGCTCCAAAGACGACACCCCACATATTGTCTGGGGATCACAAGGAGAACGATACGCCAATAAACGGTCGGGTATGTATGGGGCTTGCAGGGCTTGGCTTAAGACAGCAGCCCTGCCCCTTGATCCTGAATTAAAAAAGCAATTCTCCGCAATAAAGTACGTCATTAACAAACGCGACGAGATCCAACTCATGTCCAAAGAGGACATGCTTAAACTCGATCCGGACCTCGAGCTCGACGATATCGACGCACTTTGCTGCACCTTCGCAACGGCTCTCGCGCCTAGCGCCTACGCAGGTGGCGAACACCGCCCCAAGAGCAACGTCGAACACGACTACAACCCAATCGAAGTTTTCGAACAGGAAATAGGCCATGACAGGCCGCGGCCGTGGTGACCTAAAATGATGTCAGCACCTTCGCCTCCCCCGATCGTAATGCCCACCCCACCGCCGACGGCGGAAGCCCCAGCGGCGCCCACTGGCTCAAAGCCCCAAGCCAAATCTACCCAACGAACCTTTCTTTCCCAAGCCACCCTTGCGGGCAACCCAAGTAACACCGGCGGAAAGACCTTGTTAGGCGCATGAAGGTCCCAACCACTTTTAGCGACGATGACGATACCGCTCCAGCCCCTGGCATTCGCCCAAGCCCGATGCATATGCTAATGGCTCAAGCAATGGTGTCGGATCCGGAGCGATTTAAGCTCGCGATGGACACTAGCCAAATGCCCCATTCCACCAACGTCGAAGACAGACGCCCCGGCGAATGGATCACCCCAATCCTCCAACAACAACAGCAAGATCGAATTCAAGCCGCGAAAGATAGAATTCGCGGCCGCGGCAAAAAGTAATGGACAACCAATACGGTCCCGGCACCACCGTAGGCTTCCCGCACCTTGATAAAAAGGTCGCGGCGAAAGTCGCTGCTGCCACCCAACGTAAAGCACCGGATTTTTACAATGCCCCAGACGTCGCCTTTCGAAAAGCCTCTGAAGGACGCCTTATCGGTTTGCGTGTCAACCGCTACGGCTGGTGGGTTCACTGGCGGGAGCTTGCAGATTACATTCTCCCCCGACGGTATAAATGGCTTATTACACCTAACCAAATGTCACGAGGATCACCTATCAACCAGCACATTCTTGATCCAACCGGCAGCCTCGCCGCCCGTGATCTTGCAGCTGGAATGATGATGGGATGTAGCGACCCAACAAAGAAATGGTTCCGCTATAAAATCAATAACGTCGACTCCTCAATGCCAGGCCCAACAGCCATTTGGCTTTCTAAATGTGAAAAGATCGTTTCCTGGATTTTAGCAAAAAGTAACTTCTACGACGCAATGGCAATCTTCTATTTCGACCTCGTGGTCTTCGGGACCGCCTCCCTTTTAATCTACGAGGACTTTGACGAAGTCATCAATTGTATCAATCCCTGTC